ACCACGTTGTTATCGCAGCCGGATTAGTTGACCCGAAGCCGATTCTTGAGCCGACAGCAACGCGATCCGTCAACCAAGTCGTGCCGGTTCCCGTAACCGCAGTGCCGCTGACCGTGACAGTGCCCGCCGTGTGGAGATCACGAGCCATTCGCAGACCGCGAATTGTGTGGTTGTTCGCCGCTGCCATCGTCAGAGTCACGAAACCGTTGAACGTGGCGACGTTTGTGCTCGGCACATACGTGAACAACTGGATTCGGCGCGTCGAACTTGCAGTGGCACCGTCTGCAGCAAACACCCAGAACAAGTCCGGGGCGATCTGCATCGGGTGAACAGCAGTGGCCGGAATTGCGGCCGAAGTTTCGATTGGCCGGATAGTCACAGCCGGCCGCGGCCCGACAAACCGATCTTCCGGGTTTGCGCCAAGATTAAACTGCCCGAGCAAACTCCCGACGTTGATGTTGTCGGGGTTGTAGCTTGGCAAAGTCGTTACCGGCAGCGTGCCGTTAAACAGTTGCTCGATGGCTGCTTTCATGGCGCTCTCCTATGTCAGTCTTCCAGATGCGCCAACACTTTCGGCAGGATAGGAGCCGCGTAGAGCGCCGTGCCGCTCTCCCAAGTCAAACCGTCAAGCGTGAGGTCTGCTTGGGCCGTGAGCGTTGGCTCGGCAAGGCCAAGTCCAACAAGGCCGTCAGCAACAGCGTCATCCACGCTGTAAACCAGCTTGGGCGACATTTTCTGGCCTTGGTGCATGTAGACCGAATTCAGTTTGATCGTTTTCATTCTTGGTTCTCCGATCAGATTGCGGCGCCGACGCGACGGGTCGTCGAGCCAACGCTCACGGTGTTGCTGCCGTTTGCGACCAGGGCGGTCGAGGCGCAAGTCGTGACGATGTAGCGCGAGTTCACCGTGTCGCGGTAGCAGATGTGATCCGCGGTGCCGCTCGTCGAGATGATGATGTTGTTGACGGCCGGAAAGTTTGACTGTCGGCCGTCAGGCGAGCCCGCACCGAGCGTCGGCGCGCTCATGCTCGCCGTGGCGAGCGCACGAGTAGCCGCGTCGGCGTAGCTGGTCGGCTGACCGGCACACACAAGAACCTGATTCAGCAACGTGTCGAGCGTCAGGCCGCCGTCAATAAAGGCATCGGGAACAACTTTTGACATTTTTTCCTCGCTAGGTAAGGACTACTGCAAAGTGGTTTCGGTCTGAGTCACGTTGATGATGTTACCGTTGCGGTCCCGCGTGATCTCGGAGGTTGTCTTGCGGTCCGGCAGATTCACAGTGACTTCCGGGGCAGGGACTTCGTTGGTGATCTCGACGTTCGGCGCCGCCACGTTCACGACAGGCGCAGGCACGTCCACGTTGACGACCGATGCAGGCACGTCCACCTTGTTCTCGACCACGATCGGCGTCGGGCTCACGGCTGCAGGCTCGACCGTGGTGTTGACGGTGACGGGCGGCGGCTGGACGTGGTTGTCGATCTTGACGACCACGGGCTCGGGGCGAGGCTCGTTCGCACGGGCAGCCACGACGCTTTCGAGCTTGCCGACGCTTGCAATGAGCGTGTTGATCTCGTTGCGCGGATACTCGCCGGGAGCGATGTTGTCGCCATCGGCGCCGGGCTCACCGCCCTGACCAGGAGCGGGTTGCATCGCCTCGATGCCCAACTTTTTCTCCCGCTCCTGGTCCGCCTTGCGCTCCTTGTCCACAGTCTCAGGATCGTCGCCACGCTCGCCGATGACGCTACTGCGCGAACGGAAGCCAGCCTCAACCTCTGTCTGCTTGGCTTGCACGTCCTGCACCGGATGGATGTACGCCCACCCGTGCGGCGCCCACTTTACGTTCATCAAAGCGTCGGCATCCGAAGCTGCGATCTGACCGGACAAGATGCCCGCATTAACCCATGCGTCATTGACCTTCTGGCACCACATCGGAATGATGACTTGCCACTGCCGCTGCTCGCAGTAGCGACGGAACTCATTGATGATGACGCGCAGGGTGCGGTCGCTGATTTCCTTGATGTCCCCCGACATCAATTCGTATGGCAGACCTTGGCCTGCCGCGGTCGCCATGTTCTGCGTCCGCATGTACTCGTAATAGGTCGTGCCGGCCTCGGGAGGATTGGCGAACTTCACGTCCTCGCCGGCAAGCAACTGGTGCGACGTGCCAGGCTCAAGCCCGGCTATCGGGCCGTCCATGTCGGTCTTGATCGGTAGGCCAGTGAGCGGGTCCACGTCAGCGCCCGAGCCATTGCCAATCTGCGATGTGATGAACATCGTGAACAAGTTGGCAATTTTCTGACGCTCAAGCACAGCGTCGTCGAAGTCAGCAACGTTGCGCAGCTTGGTGATAATTGACGCAAAGTCGGGCACACCCCGCAACTGACCCGCTCGCTTGGGCTCGAACACGTGCATCACTTCGTCCGCAGGTACGCGCACGAGCCTATCAGTCGAGATCGACGCCGATCCAACATTGTCGCCGGGGTGCTCGCGGTAGAACCAGTACGCCACGCGCATGCCGACACGGTTTAACTCGACACCGCTGCGAATGCGATGCCCAATGGGCAGGAACGGCCACGTGTCTGCATCGAGCAGCGGGCAGTATTCGCTCTCAAGCAACTGAATCTGTAAAGGGACGATAAGCCCGGAGTTGCTGCGTCGATAGCGCAGGCGACCGAAAATCTCGCCGTCACGAATGAAGCAGCGCGTTGCGAGCGTCTGCTGGCCGAACTCGTTGAGAACGCCGTCAGCATCGCAGACCTTGCCCCAATCAGTGCGCAGCTTGGTATATCGCGCCTTCGCGCTCTCGCTGGCGATCTTGTCAAAACGCGGCGTGATACCTACGCCGATGAGGTTGGTCGTCCAACGTTGCTCGCCAGCCGCACCAGCCCAATCGTTGCGCACAACATCGCGCGTACGATTGCGTATCGTTTGTAGACCTATTAGCGCCTTGTTCGGGCCGCTGGTCGGAGGGTTCCAGCCCTTCATGCGGCGACCCATGCCGGCCGCGTCGTACTTGTTGACGAGCGTGCCTAGATTCTTGCTCGGCTTGGCGCGAGGCGCCGCCTTGGTTTTGGCGGCCACTGTTGGCTTGCGGCGAGCGGGCATTACTCGTACCCCCGCCCTGCGTAGTAGAGACGAGTCTGCCGAGCGCGTGTGGTGCCGCTCTGCGCGTCGATCTGACGCTGGATGTCGTCGCGCGCCTTGATGAGATCGTCAATCGAGCGGTAGGTGACGCTTTGCGATCCGATCGTGACTTGGCGCTCTCCGGATGCAATCGCGGCGTTCAATGCGTCGAGGTCTGCTTGCGAGACGGCCATAAAGGTTCCACCAATTCAGTGCGACCGAATTATGCAAGCGGAACACGCAAACACAGAGTCGGTTAAATTTCGCTGCGCACTTTCATTGAATTAGCGGCATATCATTTAGCCTATGAAAAATGAGCCAAAGACGAAGCGAGGGCGCAAGCCGATGATTGACGCCGAGGCGATGGCGCGCATCGGACTGACGCTTGACAAGATGACACTACGCAAGCTGCGAGTGCTCGGAGACGGCAACGTCTCAGCCGGCGTGCGCAAGGCCGCCGACGTGGCCTACGACGCTTACCAATCAGGAAAGATATGACGACCCGCGAGAGCGGCGCGTGCCCGTGCTCGTGCGCGACGCAGGCGCAGACTCAGGCGTAGGTCGCTCTGCCGCAGGCTGCGCGATGATCGTGTTGGCCTGCATCTCCCTGCGGTCCTCGCGCATGATCTTGTCGCTGTTCTCTGTGATGGTACGCGCCCACTCGGGCGCACTGTTCCAGTCGATCTTGTCAACGCCGAGACGCAGGCAGCCGGCTTCGCAGTAGGCAAGTAGGTCGAACGCCTCGTTGCGCTTGCGTATCTGCGACCAGGTGCCGTCAGAATTGCGGACCTCGGAATTCAATTCGTCGAGAAACGACGGCGGTAGCCACGCGGGGATGTGAACGTAACCGGGACCAGGGGTCGGGCGCTTCAAGCCGGCGGCAATGACATCTTTCAAGCGGTCGCTGTTCAGAAGATAAAGAGGGATGTCGCCTTTTTCCTTCGGGTTGCGGCCACCCACAAGCGACTCTTTGATGAACGGCGTGTTGCTCGCAAACTTCTTGCTGTCTTGACCCTTGATGAGCATCACGCGCATTCCGATGCCCTGCGCTCGAACGCGGCGATACCACGCATAGGCGCGTTCGGTCACACCGTCTTCACCGCCCGTATCAACCACGGTGAGCCTGATTCGCATCTCGACGTTCTCGTGCTTGGTCTTGTACGTCGAGCGCACCACGCGCTCTGTAATCAAGTCCCAATCCTCGGCGTAGCCTGTAGGGTCGATCGGCGCCGGGCCGCCAAGCCCTTCGCGCGCCGACTCGGTGATGGCGTAGCGATCAACGAGCCACTTCTCGCGGTGTGGCCCAATGGCGTGAACCTGCACGACGAAGCGCGAGCCCACGCCGCCCTGCACGTCAATGCTGGCGACGAGGAAGCGCGCGGCATCTGGTACAACGTAGCGGTCAAGACTCTTGTCACGCCGCGATGAGGGATCGCGCGCCGCGGCGGCAGCTTCGCGCAAATGGCGCGACAGGTACGGCATGCCCTGGTCAGTGTTGGTCGTCGTTTTTATCGCTTCCTCAGAGTTCGTGAGAACGTAGTCACGAAGCCCTTGCAGGTAGCGCAGGATGATTGAACGCCAAGACTGGTAAGCAGCGGCTGCACCGCCCATCCAGTAACCGGCAATCGTGCTCTGGTGCGCCTTGCCGACAACCTGTCCGCTTTTGGTGAGCGTCAAGCCATCTTGCAACCAGCGGCCGGCTTTGTTCAAATCGAACTTGGCGCGCGGCCCGATCTTTCCCTTGCAGTGCGGACACACGACGCGATTGTGTTCGACCGCGATTTCCTCAAGGTCAGCTTCGCGCACGATCTCCAACAGCGTGTCCTCTGCCGGCAGGCCGAACAACGATAGGCCAGGGGCGGCTTCAAAGTATTCGCTGCAGTCGGGGCACTGCCAGTAGAACCGGCGACGGTCACTGCGGTTGTAGATCGAGAGAATGCCAGGTGCTGGCGGCGCTTCGTGCAAAGTGCGCGGCTGCCAGTGGGGGTCGATCAGTTCCTTGCCGGGACTCGACTCGACAAGGCACATGCCGCGGCTCAAGTAGGTCTGCGTGCGCTTTAGCGCGAGCGAAAAAAGCGGACCCTCGCCGTCCACGTTTTCGGCGTTCTGCATTCGGTCGATGTCAGTGATCGCCACGTAACGGTAGGTCGAACCCGATACGTTCGACGCAGTAGGCCATGCGATGCGCAGCCACATGCCATGCCTGAACGTTTTATCGTGGATGTTGTCGTCTTGCGACCCGCCCATAAGTTCGTTCAAGCGCGGCGAGTTGCGAATCGCGCGGTCAATCTCAACCCGCGAAAACTCTCGGGCTTTCTCTTGACTCATTTGAATCATAAGCATGTCGCCAGGGTCGGATGAAACCCCGTGTGCCATCCAACCGAGCAACAAACCAGCGGTCTTGCCGGTGCGCGCCGGACCGATGAAGCACACCGCCTCGTGACGCCGCGAGGCGAGCATATTCATTGGCTCGATCATGTACGGCGTTTCTTCGGCATTCCACAAGCCCGGCACGCCGCCTGGTTGCTTGAAGCACAGCGTCTCGGCTGCCGACTGAGCGACCGTTACCTTGCGCGGCGGTTTGAAGGCTTCATGCGATTGAAGCACATCAACCAGTGCGCGGGATTCCTCACGTGTCGTTGGCTGTTGCGACATTGGTGCGGTATGCGAGTTCGAGGTCTTTCATCAACTGCCCCTTGCTGGCAGCGATGATGTCGCCGACCGCTTCCGCGGTCTCGGGCGAGATGCCGAGCGTCCGCTCAAGCACGTCGGGGATCGCGTCGAGGCTCTGGCTGATCGTGGCGAACGCACGCGCGCAGGCAGTTTGCACCGCGGCGCGCTGAACAACCCGCCCTTCCTCGAAGTCGGCTTTGATCGCCGCCTGTCGAGCCAAGTGATATTCCTTCTCGGCGCGTGCCTTCTCGTACTTGGAGTAGGCCGATTCGCCGCTTTCGTCCAGGCCGAACATGTCGTCAACCGAGTCGCGCGGCGCCCCGCCCTCTTTCAGAGAGCCGTCAGGGTTGCGCTTCTTGCGACCGGCGTTAGGTCGTGCGCCACCTAGACCGGGCACGCGGGGGTAGGGATTGTCCATCAATTGAGTATGTCGCAAATGCGCAAGCGGCGCAACGCTAGTCAATTCAAGGACTTGCGTAGGCCATTTCGCAGTCTAATCGTAGATTTCAGATTGCGAAATCCGAAAACAGGCGAAAAACGAGCCCATTCGCCCC